GGTGGTATGACTACCAAAGGTGGTATGAAAGGTGGTGGTATGACTACCAAAGGTGGTATGAAAGGTGGTGGTATGGCTACCAAAGGTGGTATGAAAGGTGGTGGTATGGCTACCAAAGGTAACACCAAAGGTGGTGCTAAGAAAAGAACCAGTAAAGCTAAAGTACGTGGTGCAGGTATTGCTCGTAAGGGTGTACGTCCTGCTAAAATGCGATAATGCGTAGGTATTATAAGTCCGGTGGGAAGATATGTCCTAAAGGCAAAGCGTGGGCGAAACGCACCTTTGATACATACCCTTCTGCATACGCGAACATGGCGGCATCCAAGTATTGCAAAGATCCGAACTATGCGAAGGGATCAAAAGGTAAGAAGTAATGGGCGACCTTAAAAAATGGGTAGACCAAGATTGGGTTCGTATCGGCACAGACGGTAAGATTAAGGGCAAGTGTGGAACGTCTAAAGACAAGAAGAACCCTGACAGATGCTTGCCTAGGAGCAAGGCGCAATCGCTTAGTAAGGGTGAGAGAGCAGCTACAGCTAAAAAGAAGAAACGCGCAGGTTCAAAGGGTAAGACGGTAGTTAAGAACACAAAGCCAGCTACTGTAAAGCTACGTAAAGGAGGGCTTGCTAGAGGTAAGCGTTCTATTGCTACTGGGTGTGGGCAAGTCATGGAAAGTAGACGTAAGAAAACACTTTATGTGTAAGAGGTAATAATGGCTACGTCAGGTACTACAGCATTTGACATGGAGTTTACGGAGATCGCTGAAGAAGCGTGGGAACGTGCGGGGCGAGAAATGCGTTCTGGGTACGACCTACGTACTGCTAGACGTTCTATGAATCTAATGACTATAGAATGGCAAAATCGCGGTATTAATCTTTGGACTATAGATGAAGGCACTGTAGCCCTTGTTAAAGGCACATCTGAGTATAACTTACCCGCAGACACTATAGATTTGCTTGAACAGGTAATACGTACTAATAGCGGAGTTACTGCAACGCAATCTGACCTTAACATATCTCGTATTAGTGTAAGTACCTATGCCTCTATACCTAACAAGCTAACACAAGGCAGACCCATACAGGTATGGATCGAACGGTTACGTGATCATCCTACAATAAACGTATGGCCTGTACCGGACAATAATGATTACATATTTAAATACTACCGTATGCGGCGTGTACAAGACGCGGGAAGTGGTGTACAAACAGCGGACATGAATTTTAGGTTCCTACCTTGTTTAGTCGCAGGTTTAGCTTACTATATATCTATGAAAGACCCAGACCTTGCACCTAGAATTGGCATGTTAAAAGAAGCATATGAAGAACAGTTTGCATTAGCTGCTGGTGAAGATAGGGAGAAGGCTTCGGCTCGTTTTGTACCACGTATTGGGTATGTATAATGGGCGCTAGGTTTGCATCAAACAAACGAGCTATAGCTGATTGCGATATATGCGGGTTTCAATATAAACTGAGGGCTTTACGAGACTTAATAGTAAAAGGAAACAATACTAACTTAAAAGCGTGTAACGAGTGTTGGAATTCTGACCACCCGCAGCTAAGGTTAGGTGAGTTTCCTGTAGATGATCCTCAAGCTATACGTGATCCTCGTCCTGATAGAAGTATAGGCGAGTCCGGCGTTAATAGTAGCAGGGGTATACAGTGGGGCTGGAACCCAGTAGGAGGTGGAGCAGACCCGTTTGAGCTTACTCCTAATACTTTACTAGCTATAGGTAATGTAGGACAAGTCACAGTCACAACTTAACAGGAGTAGTACTATGCAGATGAAACCTAGGAAAAAAGTAACTGGGTATAAAAATGGCGGTGAGGTCAAGAAGGATACGTCTCGCAAAATAAAAGTTCGTGGTACTGGTGCAGCGACTAAAGGGCTGTATGCTCGTGGCCCGATGGCATAACACATGAACTATACTGAGCTAAAAGCCAATATTCAAGACGTTTGCGAGACTACCTTTACCGCAGATCAACTTGCTATGTTTACGCAACAGACCGAACAGAAGATACATAACTCTGTTCAAATACCTGCATTGCGTAAAACAGATGACGGGCCGTTAGTACAGACAAACAAACTATACACGCTCCCTAGTGATTTTTTGTACACATATAGTATAGCTGTCATAAGTAACAGTACCTCTACGTATTTACTCAATAAAGACGTTAATTTTATACGTGAAGCGTATCCTATAAATACTTCGGCTCATTACGGTCTTCCTAAGTTTTACGCTTACTATAGTGATACCCAAATAGAGCTTGCTCCCACTCCTGATGCTAACTATGAACTAGAGCATATATATGGACACTACCCCGCATCTATAGTAACCGCAGGGACTTCTTGGTTGGGTACAAATTTTGACTCTGCTTTGTTAAACGGGGCGCTTTTAGAAGCAATACGATTTATGAAAGGGGAGGCGGATACTATAGCTAACTATGAGAAAATGTATTTATTATCTATTAGTTTACTAAAAAATCTTGGCGATGGTAAGTTACGCGAAGACGTATATCGTTCTGGGCAGTTTAGAACCCCAGTTACTTAAGGAAATATAAATGTCTATAGCGCAGACAATGTGTACATCTTTTAAAGTCGCTATTCTTAGTGGAGAGATGGACTTTAGTAGTGACACGTCTCAAACTTTTAAGATAGCTTTATATACGTCCGATGCTGATTTAGGAGCGGATACTACCGCATACGCTGTTACAAATGAAGTTTCAGGCACGGGGTATACCGCAGGGGGTAAAACGTTAACCCTATCGACAAGTGCTACTTCTACAGAAACCACGGCATATGTTAGTTTCGCTACAGTATCTTGGGCAGATTCTATCATAACTGCTCGTGGGGCGCTTATATACAGATCGTCAGGTGCAGGTAATCCTGCGATAGCAGTATTAGATTTTGGAGCGGATAAGAAATCAGATTACACAAGCGGTAGCGGATACGGATCTTCGTTTGACATAACTTTTCCAACAGCAAACAACAATACCGCTATCATACGGATAGCTTGAGGTTAATTAAATGGCAACTCAGTTTACTTCAATTTTAAAACTAGCTTTACCTACACAAGGAGAACTTAGTGGTTCGTGGGGTACAGTAGTAAACGAAAACATAACCACTATGATTGAGCAAGCCATCGCAGGATTAGCGACAATAAACACTTGGTCTAGCAACTCTCATACGCTAACTATCGCTAGTGGGCTTACTTCTGAGTCTCGTTGTGCGATGCTCTCTCTTACTGATACTAATACTCAGCTTAGTGCCGCAGGTACTGTAGTTTGCCCGGCTTTAAGTAAAACTTACATTGTAAAAAACGGTGCAGGGCAGATAGTTACTGTTAAAACAGCTTCTGGTTCTGGTATTGCTATTCCTAGCGGTAAGACTATGTTGTTGTTTTGTGATGGCACTAATGTAGTTGAGGCGGTAGACCATGTAGTTACTATGTCTGCGGGTACACTGACCATTACAGGGCTAACTACTTTTGCTTCTATAAAAGGTGTGGACTCAACAACGGTAACCGGCATCCTTGACGAAGACAACATGGCATCAAACAGCGCCACTAAACTCGTTACTCAGCAGTCTGTAAAGGCGTATGTCGATAGTCAAGTTGGAACAGTTGACACTCTAGCGGNGAGNTNTTGGCTAACGGTAATACTACTGGTGGCGCAAACATTGTTGCTTCTACAGACGACAAGGTTCAGTTTAGAGACTCTGCAATCTACATNAACTCTAGTGCTGATGGTCAGCTTGATATAGTCGCNGACACTGAGATTCAGATAGCGGCTACAACNGTAGATATTAATGGTGCNGTAGCTCTTAATGGTGCAGTTACTGGCGCAACTAATGTCACTCTTAGTGGAGAGCTTGATGCGGCTACAGGTGACTTCTCAGGCGCAGTAGATATTGATGGCGCTTTAGATGTAGCAGGAACAACTAACTTAGATGTTGTTGACATTGATGGTGCTACCCAGATTGACGCTACTGTATCTGTAGGTGTAGATGATACTGGCTACGACGTTAAGTTTTTTGG